TGGGGATACAAACTATTCAAATCAAATGACATCACCCACTTATGTAATCCGGTCTGAGGATCTTTTACATATGCACCTTCATATTTTTCATCTTTCTTAGATGGACTCTTTCTAGGAATAACTATATTTTTATCTTTGAGAAAGTTGTATATTAATATATCCCATACTCTAATGGGTGAATATACATCAACTAAATTTACTTTGGCTTCATAAGCTAGAGTCATACACAACTCAATAAGTTTCATCTTATCTTCTAACCTATCAACCAATTCTACATCTTGAATATTATAATCGACAAACGATTTATAATCTTTTGTATACCACTCACGGAAAGTTTCATATGGGTTATCGTCTTTCTTCTCACCCAGCTCTACCTCTGCTATATAATTAAGAGCATATGATTCTCTATTAACATAGGTAAACTTTCTATACAGATCAAGATAATCTAAAACAGACACCCCTAACAAATTATATTTCTGTTGATCTTTTCCGTATTGTCCGTGTTTCACTGTATCATCTTTAACAATACCCCACGGTGACAATTTCTTGAGCTCTTTTTCACCCAACAATCTTGTAATACGATTACAAATATATGGTATATCAAAAAACTGGACGTTCCATCCAGTTATAACATCTGGCTGTGTCTTAGTCCAGAAGTGTACAAACTTTCTAATTAAATCAAGTTCATTCTCACATTCAATATATCTTACCTTATCATTTTCATAAGGCCCAATACCCCATACAATTATAGCTTTGTTGCTATGATTCTTGACAGTAATACACAATAGTTTTTCTTCTGCCTTTTGTGCATCTGGAAAACCATTCTCACTTTCTACTTCTATATCAAGAGTTATAATCAATAACTTATCCATCTCCCAACTAATAAAATCAGGATACTTATCACCGATATAAACGTATTGATAATTATCTAGGCCATGAACAACACCAGGAGTATCCTGGTGCATATTCAAAAAGTTTCTGGCATCCTTGATGGACTTAAACTTAACCGGCTCTACATTAGAGCCAGATAAAGTTTTCCATTTGCTTTTCCTTTGAGAAGAAACATACAAGGTGGGTTCAAAAGGAACTCTACGATTTACCCGCTTACCATTATCAAATTCACGAACTAACAACTGGTTGCCGTGTTGAATTACATTAATATAAAAATCGCTCATAGTTATAATTATAACACATTCTAGCCGTTAAGTAAAGTCTTTGTATCAACTTTAACATCAGGCACTACTATGCCTGAACCGAATATTTGATTATAATTATTAGCTATCTCTTGTACAACATCGGACATTACCACCAACCAATCTCTAGGAATTTCAAATTGTGTTTGATTACTAAAGGGCATCCACGGTGCCAATCCCATCTGCACTTGATTGTGGCCCCCATGACTGACAGGCATTAACATAGCGGGATCGCTAATATAAATGTACTCTGCACTCTCTTTAGTAACATCACATATGATATCTTCACCAGACTTCAATCTCAACAATTTCAAATTCATAATCTACTCCACTTGTTTCTTACCAATATTATATTTTGTCTCCAAAATCCACTCGTCCTTTTCTCTAAAGGACAAAACTTTTATCTGTGATAGTGGGGCTCTCTCCGCACTATTACCTATAATTTCTATTAGATCCCAATCTTCCAATAACCCTGCAATCGTATTTCTTCGCTCTAAATCATTAACTGATATGTTGGTTGGCTTACCATCTAGTGCAAACAACTCTTTAAAATGTACTATGAAATAACGACCTTGTTTGTGCAGGATATGACATGATTGGTACAACTTCCTCTCTTTACGAGAGGCGACTCCTATGCGGGATAAGGTTTCACGAACTTTAAGAAAGTCATCAGCTTCTTTAAGTTTCACCTCTAGCATCAAGTCACCGGTCCATTGCAGCTCCTCCATGTTTTCCACCTCGATTTATTATTCTTTTTATATATTCAATTTCTGCATCATCTAGTATGTCAAGGGCTTGTTTTGCTTTCTCATTACTATAGCCATAATATACTTTAACATACTCAAGATTTTTAATCTTACTAGACCTTAACCACTTACTAAATCTTTTTTTAGGTCTTATACTATTTAGAAAAAATTGAAATTGTAGACGCTTATCAAGGTGGTGTAAGCGATTCATCTCATTTGCAAATACTATACAGTCTGGAAATGCCGACAAGGCCTTATTAACAATGAATGCTGGGTACTTCTTTTCCCAAAAATCATCTTCACCTGTCATCAAATCTTCTTTCTTATGATTGATTGCGTTCAAATAATCTTTTAATTCATACATAATTTTCTCTTAATTCGGACCATCGAGCAGTTTCTTCTACTAACGTATAATCATCTACATTCAATTTATCTAATGCAAACAAATTAGTTTTCAATCTTTGAGCTGGATTGCCTACCCATGTATGTCCTGGTTCAAGTTTAGTTTTCTTAGGCACCACACACCCCATACCTATCATTGAATATGATCCCACTACTTGATATTGATGTATCAAACATCCTGCACCACAATTACTATGTTTCATCACATGGACATGACCAAGCATTATAGCATCACAACTCAAGGTCACGCCATCTTCTATTATACAATCATGCCCAACGTGTGACCCTCTTAACATTATAACATTACTACCTACAGTTGTAAAGTCTTTTGTGCCAGAATTTATAGTAGTAAACTCTCGTATCCAATTATCATTTCCAATAGAACAAAGGCCAGGTTTGTTAAATTTAACGTGTTCTGGTCTTGTACCAACTGCACAATGAGCTTCAAACCTATTCTTATTACCTATCTGTAAGTAGCCAGCCAAATAACAAAAGGGCCCAACGTAATTACCCTCTCCCATCTCTACCATATCATCAATAACAGCTGTGGGATGTATATGGTTGTACTTGTGTATCTGTTCTATATGAGGATTCAAAACCAATTCTCCTGTACCCAACGCTGCTCAGCTATATTGTGTGGTTTAGGCCAACCATGAAAGTAAATAATACTTGACCGATTTATTAATTCTAATCTATGTTGATTCGTGTTGATAGATTCACCCTCTAATTTATCAATTGGAAGCTCACTTTGCTTAACATGAATTTTATAACTTAATATTCTATTAGGAAATACTTTATCTATACAAGGGCTATCACCATAATATTTTCTCATCAACACCATCTCAGAAGGAGCTGGTGCTGCATTTTCTAAAATCAATTTACTCTCCGGCATTAACTTATCTTCATTACCTTCCCACATACCCCAAAATTCCTCACAGAATTCTGGCGTACTTAATGTAATAGCATTACAAATCTTATCGGGATACATAGGGTCAGTACAGACAGCAAATTTAGAAACTTGTGCCTGTAAAATATCATCTACAGGACCAGTAATAATAGTATCTAATCCTACAGTAAGACGTATACCTTCACATAGTTCTGGACGATACATCTCCATCAAGCTCATCCAACCATACTGATCTACTGACCTTTTAAATCGTACCGCCTTAATATCTTCTTGAAAGATATAATTCTTATCAACTAAACAAATAAAGTCAAAAGGTATTGTTAAATTTCTTTTAAATCCACGATAAAGCTTTTCTACATATGCAGTATCATAAACCCCCGTAGTATGTGGTACTCCAGTTTGTCTCCCATCAAACAACGCTGTTACTATTGTAGGCTTATATGCCTCACGTTTTTTCCATTTCCGTATGGTACTCATAATTATCACTCCCCGGATTCTCCCTATACAAACTTGCTCCATTCTTTGTATGGAAGTTATATGCCATTTGTGTCTTAGGTGACAGAGTAACATATCTTTTCTGCCATGGCCTAGTTTCTAGCATAAAGTTTAAAAGGTCTAACACAAGTGTTTTTCCAGCTCCACGTTGACGACTCCAAACCGTATAAAATACTACATAATCTAACCCGACCATCGTGGTTAAATGGTTTATCATACTAGGAACTCCTTTACAGTATGATACACAAACTATCGCCCCGCCATTAGTAAACACTTCCCTACCCGCTGTAAATCTAAACTCTCTATCTAATTCAGGTCTAACAGGATCTTCTTGCCAAGGAAGGTTAAGTGGCCATGGGTCTCTGTAATGGACCTGTTTTATTTTCATTTCTTACACCAATGAAGTTCTTATGATAGCCATATCATAAGCTTCCTTATCTATTTCACATCCAAAATATTGTCTGTTTAATTCTTTAGCACATTGCAATACTTGGCTAGAACCCGCAAAAGGATCAACTACTAAATCATTCTCTTTAGTTAATGTATTTATAACTAATTTACAAAAGGCTTCGTGCCAAATATAATAAGTGAATTTACTCTTTTGTGTTTTATACACCAAGATATGTTTCATCCATTCACCCTTTCTTTCGATGGTGCCTGAAACAGAAAACACACATAGATGTTGGTAAGGGAAAATAAACTGGCTCTTATTGTCTATACTATTCTTTACTATGATTTTATAATCTTTAAGAATCCATCCTAAAGATTCCATATGTCTAATTATAAAAGAATGTTTTGCATATACTCGAGCATCTATTTTTCTATCTGATTGACACATAACAATAAAGCCTTTATCCTTTACTATACGATCAAACTCACCCATAGCTTTACTCAAAAAATCTTGATATACACCAACATCATCTGTACCTATATCATATAAATCTGGTGGACTAGTAAATACTAAATCTACAGAATTATCTGGTAGTGTTGGTAACACATTAAAACAATCGTCATTAACAAACCATTTCATTTTTTAAATATAAAAATAGGCTCCTTCTTAGGGACCCCATTCTGTGATGATAAAAACAAATACCATGTGTCTATGTGTTTAAAGTGTATCATTTTCGCTAACTTCAAAGTTTCTTCTTCAAAGTTTTTAATTCGCTTTGTGTTGGCCACATTCAATGCCAATATACCACCTGGCTTCAAACCATAATGGCATTTATCTATTGTCTCTAATAAGAAACCATTAAGCCATTCTTCTCTAGTGGGGTACTTAATATATGATTGTGTATCTTCATCAGAATATTTTTCCCAATCGTAATACGGTGGTGATGTAAAACACAAATCAACTTCACAATAAGGTGGCCAGAAATCTTCACTACCTACCTTATGTAATTCTATAGTTCTATTTTTACTTCCCCAATCTTCTTTAATCTGTTCTAACCCCTCAAATGTTTTAGTACACGGATCCGTTCCGATGTAGTTTACATCAGCAGCTATAGAACCCAGTAATCGACCACCATAACCACAACTCATATCCCAAGTTACACCGGCCTTACCACCCACTAAAGGAGAATCTTTATCTAAAAATTTATCATACATCACAGCTGCTGCTGTGGGTCTATAATTAGATACAATCTGTGTATTAGAATATCTACGCAGTAAAGAACGAATAGATGTAATAGGCACACTATGATATTCTTTTTTATTCCAAAAAGTACCTTCAAGAATTTTTCTTATGCCTTTCTTAAAAGCTTCTTCATCTTCCCACACACTTCTAGGAGTTCTCATCCACCCACACTTTACGTCCCAGCTGTGGGGCATATAACTCCAAGCTAAAGATAACCCATGTGGAGATTGGTGTACTAAACTATCTTTGGGTTTGAAAATTGTAGACCTATCAAACCTAACAAGTTTATTAAACTCATGTTGTCTCCATTTATGATCTGTAGGATAGTATGGAAAACCTTTCTCCATCCATTCATCATAAACGATATTAACAACTTCGTCTGTTATTTGAACCGACATTCGGACATTATCTCTGTTAAACAAGCCAATAAATTAATTTCTTGATCTGCAACAAACGCAGACTTATATTGATAGTCTCCTAATATAATAACAGCATTAGGTATAGACTCTGGTTTCATATACTCATACAGTTTTTCATACACCTTCCGAAATACTTTTACTGGATCATTATCTATATTATCAACAACCCATTTACGAACTTTGCCAAACTCTTTCTTCTTTAAGAATGACATCAACTCTGTTAAATTAACTTCAGCTAGATTTACTAAAATACCCGAATCAATTTTACCACTAACACTATATCTTTGTAATTCATTCAACACTCTCCTCCAATCTGGAAAGTGTTTCATAATCAACTCTGCAATAACTTTATCATCAAAGCCAATCTGTTCTTCTTTAAGAATACTCTCAGTTCTACCCATAAATTCATGGGCTAGTTGATTTTTGTTACCATTAATCTTAAACTCAATGACTGAACATCGAGAATGTAATGGCTCTATGATTCTATTCTTAAAGTTACAAGTAAAAATAAACCGACAGTTCTTATGGAATTCTTCTATGAACCCACGCAAGGCCGGTTGTGTAGATTGAGGATTTAAATAATCAGCCTCATCTAAAATAACTACCTTTGTACCACCCTGCAATGATACAGTAGATGCAAATTGTTTTATCTTTGTTCTTAAAACATCAATGCCAGATTCTTCACTACCATTAATGATAATATAATCAGAATGTAATTCATCACATAAAGCCCTGGCTACTGTAGTTTTTCCTACACCAGAACTGCCAGCCAAAAGAAGATTTGGAATCTCCTTCTGACCAACAAATTCTATGAATGTTTTTTTGATTGATTCAGGAAGAATACAATCAGTTATCTTTTTCGGGCGATACTTCTCTACCCACAGGAAAGTCTCCTTCGTCATAATGTTGCTCCCCTCCGCACCAAGGACAATACCAGGGACGTTTAATCCCTACAAAATTTTCAAACGCTATACTCCACCATCCATTACATGATTGACAAGTAAAATGATAAAGTACTTCTATACTATTAGCCACTAGTAGCTTCTAATGCAATCCAATACTGAATTGATTTAGTCTGATGAGTCCAATGACTTACATTTTTATCTGAAGCAACAGATAAATCATAATCACCAGCAATCATTTTCAAATTATCAATCTTGAAATGAAAGTTCGCCGGGAAGTCAATCGGATCCAACTCTACTTTATATTCATGTGAAGTAGTATTTTTGAGATCGGTGGCTACCAATACACCAACATTATCTTCATTGCGAATAACAACATCGGGGAGTTGTAAAACAGCACACGCCTTAGAGACATCATTTAATGTAGACTCACTAATACGAAACGTACAATCCGTTTCGGGTGGACTAAAACCATCTGGTATTGTTACCAGAATAGATGAGTCAGAAAAGAAATACTTTATGGTTGACTTACCATTCTTAACCTTTACAAAACTGTCATCAAAATTTAAATCAGCATCTTTCGACAAGCTCATCACACCCAGGAACTCATTAAGATCATAGATACCAAACTGGCGATCAAAAGATTCATCTATCTTCGCCTGACCTATAATGTTCTTCATCGTTGACATTGTATGCAAAGTATCTCCTTCCTTCACCAGAATGTTCTGGTTAATGTTAGAAAAATTCTTTAACACGCCTATTGTGTTTTCACTTAACTTCATCTTCACTCTCCGTATCATGTATATGTAACATGATTATTCCATAATGTAAAATTTTCATAAGGTCAGCCCGGTTCTTGCCTCCCTTACGCCCATATCTTTGGGCATACTTTAAAATATTACCCATACAAAATCCTTCGCCATGTCCGCAATCTTCTATGAATTGTGTGGACTGATATTTATTCTTAGCATAATGCTGAGTGTAAGTACCGTCCACATAATTCTTTAGATCACTTATAACTTTATCTTCACTGAACGCATAATCTATAGCCATAACATATTATCTCATACTTTTAATTAAATGTCAAGTCTTTTTTAATATTCAAATATATACTCAATTTCTGCTTTACTAAGTCCGAATATATTTTTATGTATATAATTTTGTAAATAAGAATCATCAGATGTTTCTATAACTTTCATTACTAATTCTTTAATATACAAATTTTGTTTGTTTGAAATTTTAGGAATCGGTAATACCTCAAGATTTTCTTTAGAAATTTTATTAACACCACCAAATAATTTAATATTCAAATACGAATATAATTGAGAATTTAAAATACCCATAATAGTATGCATATCATATCCAATTATATTGGGGATGATAATATTTGCACTATTAGTTGTTAAACTTTGAGTATCATCCATGACCATTTTAATATGTTTGTTTATTGTCTTGTAAACAAGTTTTTGAGGTGCTCTATATACAGTATCGGGTGCGACTTGTTGTAAATTATTTCTATCAAAAATTATATGTTTTTTTGGAGGAAGTAGTTTATACTTATTAACTTCCTTCCCACTATAGATAGGTTCGGAATTATCAGTAGGATTATCAAATAATTTTTCTTTGTT